ATTCTTTAGGGACAAGACCGTAATAGGTGAGCACCTTCACCTTGTCGTCCTGAAACTGAACCATCTCTTGTGTTGGCTCTAGCTCTGTGTCGTCATAGGTGGTTCCAATATTCACCTTACGGTAGATACCTTTTTCCATACCTTCGACAATCTTGTGAATAGAGACATATTTCTCAATTGCACAGCCCATTGCATCTTCAATGGTTTCAGCGTTAGGGTCGATAAGGAAGTTCTTGGGGTTTACTGGCTTCAGAGCCACGCTCATCCGCATTCCTTCAATGACACCAATAGCAGCAGTTCCTTGAGCACCGGGGATAGGCTGAGTGGAAGGCTTTAGCTGTTTTGTCTCTTTAATGACAATTTCACCAATACCTGTACCATAAATCTCTGCCATCAACTCGATGTGGTCAATGCTTTTCTTAATCTTGTCCCGCTTGAAGTCTTCCATCAGGAGAGCCTTCAGAGCCTCTACGTCCATTGGATTACCGTCCACATCCTTCAGGTCGTCCTGAATGTCAAAGAACTCTCCTTGACCGAAGATGGCTTCTACAATTTCAGCATGGCGTGTTTCAACGGCTTGTTGCGTTGCAGGGGAGATGATACGACTGCGTTCGCTGTCTCGTGTCTTGTCTTCAGCAGCCCATTGACCACGGAAGATACGCTCATACTCCTCCCAATCACGCATGAAATTGGTATCACGGTAGTCACGCCACCTTTCACAATGAGAGACCACCCATTCGGTGAGTTCCTTGTCGTTGTCTGAGGGTTCTTCCCATTCAGGCATTTCTGGTTTAGTCGCCATGTGTTAGTCTTTCGTTGTGTCTAGCATAATGTCTATGCGTTGTTTGCTCTTAGTGATAGGCCCACCAATGAGCCAAGCATTGCAGGTTCGTGTCGCTGCACATTTAAAATCGAATAGTTCACAGAAGCCAAGGTCTGCTGTTTCCATAACATCCTTAGCAAAGCTCTCTTTTTCCATATCAATGCCAGAGCGAATACACTCAAGCATATCTGGAGTTTGGATGAAAGCAGCACAATTGCCACATCTCATTCCTTTAGCCTGTTTTAGGTCAGTTTGCCATTCATTTGCTTTGTCATTCCAGAAAGTATCATTAGGAGCCTCTGGATTAGCAGGGCCGTAGCCTACGTTCTTAAAAGCCCAATCCCTATTCTTCAGGTTGGCTTTAACGTCATGTGTTTCAATAGGGCATTGCATATTCTTCACCATTTAACTTTGTTAGCCCAATAAGCTGCTGACATCTTACCTTTGGCAATGTTTGCAGCGTGACGTGCTTTAAAAGCCTCGTTACGAGCTGAACCATCAGGACTACCAGACACACCTTGCTGCCCAAACCTAATAGTTTTTACTTGGTCACCTTCTTTAGCTACAACAACGTGGCTTTTAGTTGGATGACCGGGTGTTCTCTTGGGTGCGTTAAAACCACTGACACCTACTTTATCAAGTCTGGGGTCTTTAGGCATTAGTACATACTCTTCTTAGCAGGTTTCTTCTTAGCTGTTTTAGCTGCTTGCTTGAAGTCAGCTGCGCTTGGTGCTGCTTTGCTGCCCACCTTATTCATCTTCTCTCCGCTGCCAGCCTTGATACGAGCTTGCTTTGCGTTAATATTGCTGTAAAGACCCTGTTTCATACTAATTCCGTAACTGAGAAGGTGGAAGCTGTCACTCCCGAATCCTTGATAACGGCAATCTTTTGACCGGGACTCACACGAATAATCTCTGAAAAATTATTAGGCATCATTGGTGATGTTGTGATGCTCGCAGTTGGGTTTGTGCCAACTTGAAAGTGGCAGTGGCCCAAAGAACAAGACAAGCGAACCATTGTGGTGTTTTCCCCAAATGCAGTTGATTGCACACTAGAGTTGGTAACAGTAAATACTTGTGATGTTCCCAAACTAGGAATGCCAAGTGATACGTTATTTTGGTCAAGTTGAAATGTAGACATTATTTTCTCCTTATTTAATATCCAGCTGTAACATCGTAAGTTTCATATTCTTCTTCCTCATAGTCTGAGTTGTAAGTGCTAATGGCGAGTTGGTCAACATATGACAAGGCATCAACCAAGTCATCATGTACGCCTGAAGTGGGGAACATAACGAGCTGGTCTTTGAATTCTTCCCAATCTTCGTCTTCATTGAAAGACACCTTGCCGTGCTCCATGCGCCCTTGTAAGGCCCAGACCACCCTGTCTGTTTTCTTCTTGTTTCCGTGGGTTAGTTCATGGATGTGTGCGTAGGTGTTGTACTTCCGCATGAAGTCTGTTAGGTAGGGCAGAACAGCGTTTCTAGCCATTCCACGCTCACAGCCTACAGCTATGGGTTGATACTCCTTAATGTTCTTTAGGAGCCTTGTAGCCGTGTCCTTGATGTCCCAACGACCACTCTCAATCTTGCGTACCCACCATTCACCATCGTCCGTCACCTTGACGATTGCGATGGCAGTACTGTCTAAATGCTTCTTAACGGAAGCACCAACAGCCTCGAAACCAGCCAAGTCAAAGGCCATGACATAAGCACCTTCTTTAGGCTCAGGGGCTGTCTTAAACCAGTTCTCCTTGAATACGTCACTTCCGGCTGTATCGAAGGAACTCATATACTCCTGCTTGAAAGCAAAGGAGCTTAGTGTACGCTTGGCTGCTTCAATTTCCTTTGGGTCAATGGTTTCATTGTCCTGTGTGGTGAAGTGCCAGCTTTTCCATTCTTCATCAATCTCGTCTTTTCCTAGCTTATAAACATCGTAGAACCAATTGCGTCCGCTTGGTGTAGAGATGAACAAGGCTCGTCCTTTTTTGTCAGACAAAGAGGCTCGAACAATTTTCTCCCACACATCTTGTTTAATAAACGCACATTCGTCTAAGACTGCGTAAGTTAGGGAGACACCACGCAGGGAGTCAGGGTTGTCTGCTCCTCTAACAAGTATCTTCCGACCATTGATTAGTGTAATTTCTAGGTTGTTTACGTGGCTGCTCTTGATGACCTGCCGACCAAGGTCATGTAGCAAGTCCCAGATAATGGTACGAGCTTGCCCGATGGTGGGGGCAATGTACATCACTGCACTCCCTTCCGGGCAGTTTAAGCCTTCAATGAGCAATGTTATCGCCGACAAGCGGCTCTTGCCACACCTACGACCAGCAGCTACAATTTTAAACCGGATGGTGCTCTTGAACACCTCTTGCTGCCATTTCAGCAATTCAAAGGTCATAGCTGTCATACGTCTATCACATCCTGTGTATTCACTGTTGGAGATGTGAGACCAGTTATATTAATACTTATCTGCGGAACGCTGCCACCATTCTTAGCAGCCTCAAAGGACGACATCGGGAGCATTCTGTCCACCGACATTTTGATTGCAGCCATCTGCCCCGGATGATTGTCATCTAGAGCTATTCGTATCATTGTGTCCAATATTCGTGTGCCGCCTGTAGCCAGAAGCCTCTGTTTGAATTCTTCAATACGACCAGCATCACCAATAGGACGACCAACCTTCCCCTTGTTTCTTTCTTTAACCGCTATTAGGTCGGCTTTTGGTGGACGACCTTTGCCTCTTGTTTTAGGGACTATCACCTTTGTTTGTTCCATCTGTCTTTATCCTTTTAGGAGACGTTTTGCTCTATAGAGTCTATTAGACTATAGAGACTTTAAAGTTATTGTTATTAATAAATTATAAAAACCATTGCTTTAAAGCCTCTATAGTGGCTTTAAACGTCTTAGTTGCTCTTTAGTTTTTACTATAGCATATATTATAGCACACTTTTGTCTAAATGTCAAGCTGTTTGTTACAAATAGTTGTAAATAACTTACTTTGTAGCGATGTTCTAGCCTTTAGAGTTCCCCTTTGGGAGTGCATTTTGTCCTTTATGGTTCTTTTGGTCTATTCTTTAATGGTATCAAGGACTTAGAAGTCTTTAATGTGTCCCTAATAATCGGAGATACCTCCTCCTTTTTAGCTTTTTGTAAGACTATTAAGGCCCTGTAAAAGTTTCATAGCCTACATAGCCCTCCCCCCTGTGTATAACCTGTTAGTAACTTTATAGACTGACGAGTCACAATGTAGACTGAGTAGTCTATTAGTTTACCAAATGGTAAAACTATTACTGACTCCGTAGTCACTAAGGTGAGGGGCTATGATGCAGCCTATCAAGGGTACTAAGCTGATAGCTTTTACCTATGATGCCTGAGTATAAGGGTTTTCCCTATGATGCACCAATGTAGTGCATCACCATACACCAGTGCATTGTTGCAGCGCAGCATAGGCAAGAAGCATACCAATCAATAATCGTGCCAAGCCATAGAACGACCTATAACGCAAAATAGGCCATTGCCTAGGTATTGGTATGGACAAATAAAGATAGAGCATTCTGCACAATGTGAAATGTTATGGGCATTGTTGGCATGGTTGTTGCTAACAAAAGGCGCAGCCGACAGCATAGGTTTTGTCTATGGATTTGGTCTAAGTAATAGAAAAATTTAGCTTGACAACAATGAGAAAATCGCTATAATTTAGTCATGCCAAGCAATTCAGCAAGGCAGCTAACAAAGGAAAGCATCATGAGCAACACTATAAATATGACATCGGTCTTTAATTCATTTGACAAACGCTTTGCAGACGCAGACGCATTTATTGCTCTGTTCACTAAAGAGCAGATTGAAGAGGCGTCTAGCAATGCTTTGATAAATAAGCGGTGCGTGCCTACATCATTGACACATCTTGAAGAAATCGTTAGCATACTTAAAGCACTTTAAAACTTAAAAGGAAATAGCATCATGAAAATTGCAACACTGAAAAACTACACTATCTCTACCTCAGAGGCTAGCAGCTCACAATTGTATTTTGAGCACAATAGACTAGGTGAAGATTCTGCGGGAGGTTTGTGGTTTGAGGGAAAAGAATTGGTAGACTATGACGGGGTTTTTAGCCTACCTAAAGAGGTAGTAGAGCATTTAGCAAGCATGGGCTACAACATGGAATATGCGGGCTTAGAATTAGACGCTGACGAAATCCCTCACACAATCTGAAGGAAAACATTATGACATTCGACACATTCGCAACAAAGGTTAAGTATTCCCACTATTTCTATATCAAAGCTGCGTTAGCGGGTATTGGCTGCATTGGTGGTGCTATCTTGGGCGAAGCTAACAATGCTTTCATCTTTGCGGGTACAATCTCCTTGGGTGTCGCTATCATTCTGTGAGTGACTTAGGGGAGTAATGTTCTCTTAATGCGTCTTATTAGTAGGGCGCATTGGGGGCGATTTTGCCAAGAAGCCGATAGGCTCTAACATATAGGAACTAAGACAATGATACGTATCTCTAACACTTCTAAACTCAATGCCCGTTCGTGGAGCTTGCAAGCCTTGGAAACGTGTCCGGGCAGCTTGGCTTCTCCCGGTGTATTGGTTGACGCTTGCAAGGGATGCTATGCAACCACGGGCAATTACAATTATCCTAACGTGAAAGCTCCAAGGGCAGAGAACAAAACCGACTGGCAACGCTTGGGATGGGTTTCCGATATGGTTGCAGAGCTTGAGAACGATAGATTTTTCCGTTGGTTTGATAGTGGTGACGTTTATTCGCTTGGCTTGGCTGAGAAAATTTTAGAAGTAATGATACAAACACCTTGGTGTAAGCACTGGCTCCCAACCCGTATGCACAAGTTTCCTAAGTTCGCTATGGTGCTTGCTGAAATGCAAGCTCTTGATAACGTTATGGTACGCTTTTCCAGCGATAGCATTGTAGGCGAATACATCGAAGGCTTGCACGGGAGCGTTATCGGGCCGGATGCTGAAACCTTCCAAGCCCGTGAAGGTGTACAATTGTGCGAAGCCTATGCACATGGTGGAAACTGTAACGGATGCCGGGCTTGCTGGAGCAAAGAAGTTCCCGTTATCGCATATCCAGCACATGGGCGCAAAATGCTGAAGGTTATCCGGATTATGTCAGCTTGATGCTATAATGTAGCTTGAAGCTCTCGTTGTGAGAGCTTTGGAGTACACTATCGTACTATGCCGAAGGGCTTATTTCTTAGGGGTATTTTATGTTGGTATTTAATTACGAGAGTAAAAAAGCGTTGAAAGAAAATATTGGCAAGCCATTGCGTTACATTGAAACGTCAATGTTCGGGCCGGAGTACAAAGACAATGGCACGCTCACCGGAGCTAATCGTCCGCATATGACGCATAAGGGCCGGGAGTTCTTTGCGAATGTCACTATGGCGAATGGCTTAATTGTAGGGGTTAAATAATGAGCTTTAAAAACCTATTGGCAAGCCTTTTGATGGCCTTTTTGCTTGGCCTTCCCTTTGTCTTATATTT